CGGCCCGACCGTCGCCGCCTTCCACCTGTCGGACGCGCTGGGACGTTTCATCGCCGGCCCGGTGGGGAGCGGGAAGACCGGCGGCAGCCTCAACGAGATTTTGTATCGGGCGCGACAACAGGAGCCGCATCCACGGGATCGGGTACGGCGGACAAAATGGGCGGTGATCCGCGACACCTACCGTGAGCTGGAGAAGACGACGATCCCGAGTTGGTTCGAATGGGTGCCGCGAACAGTCGGGCGCTTCACCGGGGGAACCGGGGGCCTGCCGGCCAAGCACGAGCTGCGCTATCAGCTGCCGGACGGGACCACAGCCAGCATCACCGTGGAGTTTGTCGGCCTCGGCGAGCACACGGCCAAGGACGTGATGCCGGGGTGGGAAGGGACCGGGGCCTACCTGAACGAGGTGGACAAACTCACCTGGGACACGGTGATGTATGTCAAGGAGCGCGTCGGCCGGTACCCGAAGGTCGATGCCCAGGCCGGGTTCAAAGGCGCCACCTGGCGCGGGCTGTGGGGCGACTTCAACAAGCCGGACACCGACCACTGGCTGTACCAGCACCTGGTCGAGCATCCCGAGGCGGACTTCCGGCTGTTCGAGCAGCCCGGCGCGATGTTCGAGGACGCGGGGCGGTGGGTGATCAACCCGCGGGCCGAGAACCTGGCCAACCTGGTCGAGGGCTACTACCAGCAGCAGATCGTCGGCGCCGAGCGCTGGCGCATCCTGCAACGGGTGGCGAACCGCTGGACCGCGAGCCGGGACGGGCAGGCGGTCTACGAGGAATACAACGACGAGATCCACCTGGCCGCCGCGGCGATCGCCGCCATCGAGGGGTTTGTCCTGGTGATCGGGGTGGACGCGGGGCTCGACCCGGCGGCGGTGATCACCCAGCGGCTTGCGGGCGGGCAGTGGCGCGTGCTGGCCGAGCTGGTGAGCGAGCATGGCACGGGACCGCGCCGGTTCGCGCGCGAGCTGCGCAAGTTGCTGGACGAGCGTTTCCGGCCGTGGTGGGAAGGTCGCCGGCGGCTGATCCGGATCTGGGCGGACCCCTCGGCGGCGACCGGGGCGGATACCAAGGACGGCGAATTCACCTGGACGCAGATCGTCGCCGCCGAGCTCGGCATGCCGGTGCTGCCGGCACCATCCAACCGGCTGCACCCGCGGCTGGAGGCGGTGCGCCGGCCGCTCAGCCGGATGATCGACGGCCAGCCCGGCTTCATGCTCAGCCCGGTGTGCCGGATGATCCGCCGGGGCTTCAACGGGCACTACCGCTACAAGCGGCGGATGCTGCCGGGTAGCGAGCTCTATGCCGACGAACCGGAAAAGAACGACGCCAGCCACCCGGCCGACGCGCTGCAATACGCGCTGCTGGGCGGCGGCGAGAACGTCGAGATGCGCAAACCCGAGGGCGGCAACCGCTACGGCGACGAGGAGCCGGGGCACCAGGCGGAGTACGACCCCTTCGGCGCGATGACCGAGGCATGACATGGCGAACCGGAGCCCGCTGCCGCCCCAGGACAGGATCGCGATCGGCGCGGCGGTGATGCAGTTCCGCCGGGACGGCGTGGACTGGAAGCTGCTCGAGGACCGCTACGACCGCAGCCGGGTGTCGCTGTGGCGGTACGTGCTGGCGGCAATGACGGCCGACACGACCGCCGATGGCGCTAATGAAACACTTTTCCCGGCTAATGAAACATCTCCGGCGTAGCGGCGCGAATCTGGCACCCGTTACCCTCGGCGATCATGTGTTTCAGCTCACCGAGCATCCCCGCCGCGCCGCCAGCCCCGGCACCCGTGCCGCCGCCGGCGACGCCGGTTGACCCCGCCGTGGTGGCGGCCGCCGCCGCCATGCGGGCCAACGCCATGGGGGCGGCATCGAAGACGACCGCCGCGGCCTCGCAGCTCAACCTGCCCGCGGCACAGATCGCCGGCAAAGCGCTGCTCGGCAACTGATGGCCGGCAAGCCCGAGATCGACGTGCTGGAGATCCTGCTGGCGGCGCGCTGCGAGACGCGCATGGAGGCGATGCGGCGCGACCGGCTGAGCTGGTGGGCGCACTGGGCCGCAGTCGGCGAGTATTTCCTGCCGCGCCGCTACACCTGGCTGGTGACGCCGAACCAGTACATCCGCGGCACCCCGATCAACGGCAAGATCATCGACGAAACCGGCACCAACGCCTGGCGGGCACTCGGCTCCGGGCTCGTGGCGGGGATCTGCTCGCCGGGCCGGCCGTGGATGCGCTACACGCTGGAGGATACGGACCTGGCGGCCTGGGGGCCGGTCAAAGAGTATCTCGACGTGGTGTCGCGGCGGACGTTGGCGATCATGGCCAACAGCAATTACTACACCGCCAAGGCAACGCAGCTTGGCGATATCGCGCTGTTCGGCACCGCGCCAATCGTCATCGACGAGAACCAGGAGAAGGTCATCTCCTGCTACAATCCGTGCGCCGGCGAATACTTCTGCGCCAATGACGACACGCTGCGGGTGAATGTCTTCTACCGCGAATTCCTCTACACCACCGCGCAACTGATGCAGCGGTTCGACCGGGCGCGGCTGCCGGAGGCGATCACCAACCAGGCGCGCAGCGGCTCGACGCTGCAAAACGAGTGGATCGTCGCGCACGCCATCGAGCCGAACGACGACGAGTTGGGCGAGCGGCGCGGCTACGTGGTGCCGAGCCACTTCCCCTACCGTTCGGTGTATTGGCTGCGCGGCCTGGGGCGGACCAAGGGGCTGCTGAAGATCAGCGGCTACTACGAATGGGCGGCGCCGACGCCGCGCTGGGACATCTCCGGCAATGACGCCTACGGGCGCTCGCCGGCGATGGACGCGCTGGGTAGCCAGAAGCAGCTGTGGATGATGCAGCAGCGGCTGGCCCAGGCCATCGACAAGATGGTGAACCCGCCGCTGCTGGCCGACATCACGCTGAAGGGCGAAAAGACATCCAGCCTGCCGGGCGGCATCACCTATGTCGCCGGCCTGGGCAGCACCGCCGGCATGAAGTCGGTCTACGACGTGAAATTCGACATCGCCGCGATGACCGAGGCGATCCAGGACGTGCGCGGGCGGATCAACGAGGTTTTCTTCAAAGACCTGTTCCTCATGATCAGCCAGCTCGACACGGTGCGTTCCGCCACCGAGATCGACGCGCGGCGGGAAGAGAAATTAATCCAGCTCGGCCCGATGTACGAGCGCTTCCAGACCGAGAGCCTGGGGCCGGACATCGAGCGGATTTTCGGCATCGCCCAGCGCTACCGGCTGCTGCCCAAGGCGCCGGCCGTGTTGCAGGGCATGAACCTGAAGCTGGAATACAGTTCTGTCCTCAGCCAGCAGCAGAAGGCGGCGAGCACGGCGGCGATCGAGCGGGTGCTTCAGTTGGTCGGCAATCTGTCGGCCTCGATGCCGGATGCCGCCGACAACATCGACGTCGACACCACCATCCAGATCTACGCCGACCTGCTGGGCACACCGGCCAAGGTGCTGCGCGACAGCAACGCCATGGCGACGATGCGGGCGCAGCGGATCAAGCAGGCGCAGCAGCAGCAGCTCGCGGCCATGACGCCGCAGATGGTGCAGGGCGCCAAGGTGCTGTCGCAGACCGACCTGGGCGGCGGCCAGAACGCGCTGGCGGCGATGATGGGCGGCGGACAGGCGCCGGCACAGGCGGCCGCGGCATGAGCTGCGAACCCAACCAGGCCCTGATCGCCGACGCGCGCGAATACGCGGATCGGTCGCTGCGCCAGGCCAAGGCGGGGCTGGCCGAACAGTCCCGCTACAACTGGGAAAAATCGGTTGATTGCCTGGTGCGCGCCGGCGTCGACCTGGACGCGATCGTGGCCGACGATCGGCAAAGGACAATCCAATGAACCGGTGGTTCATCATCCGCGACGGCGCGCTGTACTGGCCATCGGGCTGGACGAACGAAGCGGGGTTCGCGACCTCCTACGAAAGCGGCGAGGTGGCCGCGACGGCGCTGGAGGTGCTGCGCAAGCAGAACCTGGCGGCGTTCGAGGCCGCCGAGACGGTCATGCTGCGGCTGAAGCGCGACGAGACGACGGGCCGCTGGGTGGCCGAGGAGCCGTTGCGCATGGCGGTGCCGGTCGAGCCGCTGGCGAGCGAGCCGGCGGAGGAGACGGAGACCGCGACCGAGCACCCGGCGGACGCGCCGCAGGGCGTCGGCGACGTGGCCGAAGTCGCGAGGCGCGAGCGCAAGCGGAAGATCACCCAGGCGGCCCAGCGGGCGGCGCTGGCGCGGCTGATCGAGGACCGCGCCGGCCGTGCGTGGGTGCGCGGGCTGCTGACCCTTTGCCACCTGACCACGAGCAGCTACCGCGAGAACACCAACGCCATGTATTTCGCCGAGGGCGAACGCAACGTCGGCATTTTTCTCCTCGCCGAAATCACCGCGGCCGTGGGCAACGAGCTCGTGGGCGCACTGCTGACCAAGGGTGAGATGGATGGTTGATAGTCCCGCGGCTGCCCCCGCAACACCGGCCACGCCAGCGGCACCGGCCGCGCCCGCGCCTGTCGCGGCGCCGGCCGCGCCGGCGACCCCGGCGGCAGCGGCACCAGCAGCACCAGCAGCTCCGCCGCCGGCGGAGGGACACGCCGGCGAGACGGGCAAAGGCGGCGACGGTGGCCCAGCAGCGCCGTCGCCGCTGGCGCCCGTGGCGAACATCCTGGACGACGCCGGCGAGGAAACCCCCGCCGAAGGCGACGTAAAGCCGCCGGCCGAGGGCGCCGACGTCACCTTCGCCGAATTCACCCTGCCCGAAGGTTTCGCCACCGATCAGGCGGCGCTGAGCGAATTCCATGCCGTCGCCGGCGCGCTGGGGCTGAAGCAGGAAGGCGCGCAGCAGCTCGTCGACCTGTATGTCAAGAAGGCCACCGAGATCGCGGCGCAGCCGCTGCGGGCGTGGAACGACGTCAAGACGGCGTGGCAGACGGAAATCAAGGCGATCCCGGAATACGCGGGCTCGCAGTTGAAGGCGGCCAAAGTGGACATCGTGCGCGCGCTGGACGCGCAGCCACGCGGGCCGGCACTGCGCCAGGCGCTGGAGCTGACCGGCGCGATCAACCATCCCGAAGTGTTCAGGTTCATGCACGCCTGGTCACGGAGCCGAAACGAAAGTCCCCTGGTGCCGGCCAGTGCCCCGGCGAGCGCGCCCAAAACGCCGGGCGAACGCATGTATGGCAAGAGCTAGGGAGACGCGTAGATGGCCACCTTAGGCCCGCTGGCACTGACCTATCGCGACATCATGGCGCGCACCGACCCGAACGGGCAGGTGGCGCAGATCATCGAAATCCTGTCGCAGACCAACGAAATCCTGGACGTGATGGTGGTGAAGGAGGGCAATCTGCCCACCGGCCACCAGACCACCCAGCGCACCGGCCTGCCGTCGGCGACCTGGAGGTTGATGAACCAGGGCGTGCAGCCCGCCAAGTCGACGACCGCGCAGGTCACCGACAGCTGTGGGATGCTGGAAACCTATTCCGACCTGGACCTGGCGCTCTACGAACTCAACGGCAATTCCAAGGATTACCGGCTGAGCGAAGACGTCGCCTTCATGGAAGGGATGAACCAGCAGTCGGCGGGCGGCTTCATTTACAGCAACTCGCTGATGACGCCGGCGCAGATCATGGGCCTGGCGCCGCGTTACTCGACGGTGAGCACGCTGAACGCGAACACCGCCAACAACGTCATCGACGCCGGCGGCACCGGCAGCACCAACACGTCGATATACGTGATGGTGTGGGGCGACCAGTACATCCACGGCATCTATCCGAAGGGCAGCGTGATCGGCCTGGAGGCGCGCGACCTGGGCGAGCAGACGCTGTACACGGCGATCGGCTCCGGCCAGACGCAATACCAGGTGCTGCGCACCCACTTCCGCTGGAAACTCGGCCTGTGCGTGCGGGACTGGCGGTATTGCATCCGCATCTGCAACATCGACGTCACCCAGCTCGCCGGGGCGAACGCACCCAATTTGATCAACGCGCTGATCAAGGCGGTGCACAAGCTGCCGACCGCGCCAAGCGATCTGTCCACCGAGCAGCGCACCGACGCGCCGAACGGCGGCCAGGCCTTCGGCGGCCGCACGACGATCCTCTGCAACCGCACGATCCGGACGTATCTGGACATCCAGGCGGTCAACAAGACCAACGTGCTGCTGCGCTTCGAGGAGTGGCACGGCAAGCCGGTCACCACGTTCCGCCAGGTGCCGATCCTGACCTGCGATCAGATCCTCAACACCGAGGCGCGCGTCGTCTAACGGCGCGCCGCCCCTCCCATTGAGCCGACAGGCCAGCGCGGCCTGAAAGCAGGAAGCGAGAAATGTACCAGGACGCCAATCTGACTTTCGACCCGAGCGGCACGGCGATCACCGCATCGGCCGTCTCCACCAACGTGCTCGACCTCGGCGCCAACCGCGATCTGGGCGTCGGAACGTTCCGCGGCAAGTTGCTGGTGCAGGTGGGCACCACTTTCACCGCCTCGGCGCAGACCGCAACGCTGAACATCCAGGTCCAGGGAGCACCCGACAACGGCAGCGGTTCGCCGGGCACCTACAGCACGCTGGACGAAAGCGGCGTCACGCCAATCGGCCTGCTGGTCGCCGGCGCGCGGGCCTCGCAATTCGACATCGCGTCGGTGTTCGACAGCTCCGTGCCAACGCAGGCCGCGGGCACCACGGCGACGTGGAGCAACGGCGCCAGCAGCATCACGGTATCCAACGGCGCCGGCATCCAGGCCGGCCAGTATGTGCAGGCCGCCGCCGGCATCGTGCCGGGCACCACGGTGGCGAGCTCCTACACGCTGGGCAGCACCACGGTGCCGATTTCCACCAACACCACGGCGGCGCAATCGACCGCCGTCGCGGTGAGCTTCACCGTCGCGGTGCCGGCGCCGCGGTTCCTGCGGATCAACTATGTGGTCGCCAACGGGCCGTTCACCGCCGGGACCGTCACCGCCGCCATCTTCGGCGATCCGATCGACGAACCGATGGCGTACCGTCCCGGCTTCACCCAGCCCTACTGATC